GAGTACCCATCAACCCCAGCCCCAAACTGAGGTCGCTCAGCGCTTCTCGGTTGTGAGTACCCATCAACCCCAGCCCCAAACTGAGGTCGCTCAGCGCTTCTCGGTTGTGAGTACCCATCAAACCCAGCCCCAAACTGAGGTCGCTCAGCGCATCTCGGTTGTGAGTAAAGCGCGTTTCGATGTCAAGTTCGCCTAAAAGTCTCTGGAGGGTGATTATGTTCTTGCAATTTATTTCAACATTCTCAAAGTTTGAAATTTTTTTATGATATATATCCTTCACATCCACATATTTTTGAGGATTTTTCCTCTTTCCAAACGCACCACCACTGCCTTGCATTTATAACACAGTTTTAGAATTAATATTACTAATGATTAATACACTCAAAATTAATATCCGGTCAGAGTGATCAATTACAATGGTTAATGGAATAGACAATCCAGTGACTGAATCACTAAGCGCCCTCACCACCCGTACCGTCAAAGTCCGGTTCTGGTTCCGTACCACCGCCGTCCGGATTAACTGAATTTCCTCGGGTTAAACTGAAAGTACTCCAGCTCATCAATAACGCTTGTTCAGCGTACAAGAGGCCTCCCGCCGGATTACTGAACACCACTCTGAAGTAACTGACCGACTGCGACGGGAATGGGACTATAATACCATTCGAGCTTAAGGGAATACCATCGGACGTCCCGATCTGGGTCCACGGGCCGGTAGTTGAAGTACCGGAATAAATGACTATGTCCTGAGGGGCCCGGTATGAATCGGGATGAAACCTCATGATGAAACCCTTAACTGATACCACCGCCCCCGCGTCGAACTCAATGAATACAACGCCATCAGGTTCGGGCGCATCCATTTTAAAACTAGTCGAAGTATCCAAAAGACCATCCCACTTCTTGTATGGGTCCTGATTCTCATCCCACAACGCTGATGTGGCGATCATTGTGAGTGGTGTGGGGTTGACGGTTTCGCTTACTGGAGTAATTATAAGCTGGTTCTCGATAATCTGAATGCGATCTGTATTGCCGTTTATATCAAATCTGTCCGCTACCCGGTGATCAACGAGTGTCGTAACGGCGAGCTCAAGTGCGGCGACACGCGCCTCTAGTGTCAATCCGCTGTCGCCCGGCTCTCCTCCAGTCACTAGCAGTGCCAGCCGATCAAACAGGGCATTCACATCTACAGACTGTGTCATTCAATCGAGTTTGCATTTAGAATATAACTACGCCACAGTGAACCATAGACTAATTGACAGGTTTTCCATCTCTTTACCCGCCAGATCGGTAAACCGAACGTCCACTGATCGCTGCATACTAATAATACCCCCATTCGCAATGAAGCCACACGAGCTCGACGCGAGCTCGCGGTCGGAGTACTTATTTCCATTCGTTGATTCTGCGACTGGCATCACGGCAAATGAACCGTTCGCGTGAACGTTGTTGCTTTTGACCTCGCCATGCACCCCGGCGACATGCATAATGATAACCTCAGTCGTGCAAATGCCGTGTACCGTGTACTTCAGCAGTGTAATACGAGACGGCGTGTATCCTCCTGGCGTCAATCCCATATTCAGCGTCATCTTCAGATGCGACAATTTGCGGGTCACGTACGCGGGCCAGTAGAACTTCTCGTGATACTCGCTGTAAGATGCGAGCTGGCGTGTGGCGGCGTTGCGAGAGACCAGTGAAGCGAATGGGTAGTCCGCGAAATCGGTTATGAGCGTCTGTGCAACACCAAACTCATCGACGGTGTATGGCTTCCATGTCAAGCTGTCGTGGTTAGATGTAAGAGCAGTGTCCTTCAGCATAGGGATGCTGGGAATGTACGTGTTCAGGTTCAACGGCTGTGATAGACGGAAACACAGCCTAGAACACGATTCTTCGTTTGGATATGGGTTTTTTTTTTTATGGATGCGGTGGAAGCGTTAATTGGGTCGCCGCCGTATGCGCCGTACATACTCATCACATCCCTTGTGAGATCTACGTATTCACTGTTGTTTAAATAGCGTGGTGTATTTTTGTATTCCAGCGTTTCCGTGTCGTCGCTGAACCCATTGATGGTTGCGTTGGTATACCCCGAGGCGAGAAGAACTGTTGTTCCAGAATAATTGCGCAAGTAGTCCACTTTGACGACCTCTTCCACTCGCGCGCTCACATAATTCAGATCGTTGTTCCCGATGCGCAACTCGTCGCCCACTTGGATACTTCTAGTCACCATTGCGCCGCTATCTGGGTGCTTGCTCTGTAGTATCGAATAATCGAATGTCCACATGGGCATCACCCACGGACTCGATGCGGATGTGCGCTCGCCGGCGGCACTGAACGCTGGCTGTTGCATGATAATAGCCGTCTTCTTCGTTGAGTCCAGCACCACGGACTGCATGCTGCATGCAAATTTCTCTGTGCTTTCGCCAAGGTGGTTACTAAGAAAAATGGGAGTTGACATGGCTCGTAGTTATGGTAAGACTTAGAAATTACTCTAACCCCTCATAAACTTCGCCTCGGACAGCGTGGCCTTGGGATCGTCTTGTCCACTGAATGAAAGTTTCCAAAACTGCGATGTGGTAACTGCATCCAAATCGAGGGCATGCTTATGGAATTCCCTGGTCTCAACCATCTCATAGCTGTTGCTTCCATGTTCAATCCATGGTCCTGTTCCTGATTCCCCAGAGTAAACAGTGAAGTTTTTGGGCATACGTTTCATGTCAGGATACTGGACATAGTGCCCGGCCCCCCAGTGATAAAAAAAAACAGATTTAACTTTGATTGGAACGCGTGGGTCGACGATTACGTAAGGATTATCCACATTTTCGCTAATCCATGTAGATCGTAAATAAGTTCCCTTGTAATATGGATCATCAGGGCTGTCGAATATTTTTTTAGCGCTATGGTTTGGATCGTACACCGTAGATTCTTCAACGATAATAGCATTATGTAAATTGAACCAATTAGCGCCGGTGTCTGGGTTAAAGTCTCCCTCTGGGTTAGGGGGGACAACGGGTGGAGGCGGCTCTTCATAAACGATATCCGGGTCATCCTCAACAACAGTCACAGAAATTGAGGCCTCCATTGCATTGATGCGCGCTTCAAGCTCATTAATTTGTAGTGCATGCACGTCAACATTATCATTGTATGGAGTATCATTTTCCGCATTTCCATTAAAACCCAATGTAGCCTCTAATGCGGCAACACGCATGTCCATAGTGTCGAGCTCTGTCTTATGCTGGTCCACACTCTCTTCTTCCATCGTCCTTATCTATTACCCTCTTAGAAAATATAATGAATCTAACCGCTCTCGCCACCCGCACCGTCATAGTCCGGTTCCACAGGGTCAGGGTCCGGCGTAGTGTTGTCCGAAGTACCGTCGTCCGGGGTATAGTTAGGGTTTGGGGTTAGATTCGGGTTATTCCGGGTTTCGTCAGCGACAAACTCACTCGTAAGTACCCTTGTGGTAGCTCGCCCACCGATAAACACAGCCTCTGACACTTCTGAAAATGTACCTCCGGTCAGGGGGTAAGCCGATGTACCTGGAGGCTGGTGTTGACTGACTACTAGTTTCCAAAATCTATACGTAGCCCTTGCCTTCAACGTGACCTGAATTGTCTGGTTGGTGTACACTTGAGGCGGGTATGGGAGGCCAAGTTCTGACCAATTACGGGATCCCTGCAGAATCCATGGTCCGGTTTCCCTAATTGCAGAGTATACATTGAACTGTTGTGGCCACCTTGGGGCTATTACATCAGCGTAATACAGGGGCGAGTCTCCACCGCCCCATTGCGCCACCGATACCGCTAACCCTACTACCCCTAACCCTAACCCGAGAGTCGGGCCTACACCAGGTGAACCGCCGCTTCTAACAAACGTAACGCTTGAAACGGTGATGGGGGTAACTGAATCGATGATGACGTAAGGTTTTACGACATCTTTGGTTGACCAAATAGAGTCGTGGTAAGTTGGCAAGTTGTAGTCAGTTCCTCCCGGATTGTATGGATCGAGATACTTGTCAAATAGGTTTTTGGCGCTCCAGATCATATCATCCGTGGAGTTAGAGATGCTGATCGCAGGTGTAGATTCGCTCACAATTACAGCACTACTCAAATCAATATAATCATCATCGCCACTGGGGTCGTATGGCTGAAGACCACCAATCCAATTGTTCTCTAGAAATTTGATGCGCTTGGACAAATCCTTGATTTGTGCCAAATGCAAATCAACGTTTTTGGTTCCCCACATCATATACGGGTGGGTTAGAAAAAATCAATTCACGCTAGATTCAAACATGCGTTTACGATTCGTATGATCCCCTAGCGCGTCTGTGAGTAACTTCACAGACTGCTGCGACAGGTCTGGGTGGAACACTGTCTGTGCTCCGACGGCGGCGCGGATGTCACGGCTGTGAATGTTGCCGTCGGTCTCTGACTCGATTCTCGCGACCGCAGTGTCGACTCGCTTCTGCATACTCCCAGCACGCGCGTAGGTGTATGCAATTGCGACTGCGAGTCTAGTGGACCAAGTCGCCATGCTTTACCCCAGTCTCAGATTTTTTTGGTCTCGTAGGTATAAATGTAGTACATAACCATAAGCAGCGCGTCAGCGAGGTCGTCCTGTTTCGAAGCGTGATTCTTGAGTGCCATCGCAGTGACGCCCTCTGCGAATGCTTCGGGGGAGCTCACGACAAACTCTTGCATCCACTGCACCGCGGCCTGCTTGTTCAGACGGTAGTTGTTGCGGCTAAGACCGAAGTGTACCTTGACGTGCCGCGGCGCTAGAACCACACAGCGGTCGTAGTGCATACTGTGCATCACGGACTCTATGATGCGCATGTTGCAGCGCATCTGGCGCTCGACGAGCACGCACTTCGCGTTGTCGAAGAAACGCGCGTGGCGCCCCACGAATGCATGCACATACTCGGCAAAGGCATGTAGCGTCCACTCGCCACGATGGACTCAGAGTTCCAGTAGCATACGGAGTCGCTCGCACAGTCGAATACGCAGATCCCGAGGTTCTTGATGCCAACGTCAATCGAGATTATAAACTGGTTCATCGCTATTTGCGGTATTTTTTTAACGCTATATACTGGTGAATTGGAAAGTTTATGGAACTAGTGGCTGCTAGATCGCTGCGTATAGACACGACTTGCTTGCCCACAGAGGAATACAACTTAAACTTACATATGAAATTTCTTAATAAACATGCAAAACACGACACAAACACAATCAAAGCCACAAACCACACCGTCGACTCTGACGATATCAAATCAGTCCACACACTATCAGTAACGTTTTCGAAGAGCGTCATTTTATGCAATAATATTAGATTTATAATCGAGTATTAAATCAAGCAAAGCTGACGAGAGCGCGCCCGTCGCGGATCTGCAGCCAGTTGTAGCTCACGGCCCACACGTCGATATAGAACTCTGCGTCAGTAGCATGGTCTTTGCCCGGCAGTGCGCTCACGTCAAACGACAGCTTGGCGTGTGACACCTTCGAGAAGTTGACGGAACCGGACGGATGGTCACCCTCAGGGTCGATGCAGAGCGGGTAGACGAAAATAGACTTGTCATCATGCGCGTGCTCCATCTGGGACATCGCACGATCAATCCTCAGTGAAGACACTGTGCCACTCTGGTTGGACGAGTGGAGCATGTTGTTCTTGGTCTTGTTGTGGTCGTTGTTCCCGAAAACACTGCGCTGGCGTCCAACGACCATATCCTTGAGGTAATCGCGCGAGACGCCGTCGTTGATTGCATTGTGGCGCTCCGTGCCGTTGAGGCAGAGTTTGATATTGTTAACGTCGAGGTGCACGGCCCACTGACGTTTAATCCCGCCGATGTGACCCATACGCGAGTTTGAAACTCCATCGACTTTCGGGTCTCCAGTCGCATCGCCGTGGAAGGCGAAATAATTCTTGCCAGAGGGGCCCCGCTTCAACATCCCGTTATCAACAAGAGTAGTGACATCTGGCGTCATCTCTGACGTGCGGCGCAGTGTGAAGATGAGCTCCTTCACAGGATGCAGGAAGTTGAGGTCGATGTCGACCTTGTATGCCGTTCCGCTCTCGGTGCACTTGAACGTCTTCATCTCGCGCACATGCTGCCATTCCTCAATAAGGCGGACCTGCTCCTTGGATGCAAGCGCCGTCGCCTCGGGTCCAGAAAAGCTGTAGTAGTGGCAACGCAGACGGAAATGCTTGAAGATGCCAGCCGTGAACGATGGAATTTGATACACATTAGTCAATTCAGCATATCGGTGGCACTGCATGAGCTCCTCGAGGGAACGCAGGCGTAGCGTCACACGGATGTCATTCACGCCGTGAATCGCGGCCATGGGGAAGTACTTTCCGGGACTCTTGGTAAAGAAGAAATCGAGCGGGACGTGGTACTCTTTCTTGGAAATGTCTGGAGCCATCGAAATACGCGCACCGTCATCATTCGTGGCGGGTGTGCTGATAACGCGACTCCACGGAGAAGCCCCGTCCGTTGCCGGATACTCGTCAATTCCGGCGTAACCCTTACCAGTATTAATAGCCCATGGAACCTCCGCCACGTCCTTCATCATCGCCGACGTGCCCGTCGTACCAACCTGCGTCGATTGGCGCGCGTTCTTCTGCTTGAGTTTGTTCATAATATAGAGCTGGTCACCACTGACGCGCTGCAGGACAGTCGACCCCACGGTGAACTCTGCATAGTCAATCATGGCGTACCCCACAGACTCCACCCACGAGTACGTATGCGTCTCCTCCCTCACAGTCGGCTTGTTGAACGCGAATGCGAGGTCCATATGACCGAGGAGGTTGCCGCTCTGCGGGAGAAGGAACTGGATCGTCTGGCCCAGCGACGCGTTGTTCACGGGCTCGACGTCCACGAGCTCCATCTGGAAGTTGGACGTGCGCTGGTATCCCGGGTCCACAAAATACGACTTGGAGTTGTCAAATAGAAGTTGGTCCTCCACACCCTGGTTGAGGGCCATGTGCGATGACGGCATGGCTGAACACTCTACTATTGAGAGAGTCAGAAAGTTTGCAGGTTATCGTAAATCGCGGCGAGAGCGGGGTGCGACGCGACCGCAGCCTCGTTAGCACCGTCCACCTGCCGCCGCGCGGATGCTACTGTGGCGTCCTGAGGGAGGTCACTCCGCCCCATCGTGTTCACTGCCGAGTCCACTTGAATCTTCACGCTGCTCGCCGTCTTCTGGTGCAACACTTGCTTCGCCGCTGGCTTCGGCTCTCGTTTTAGTATTAGTTTCAGGGCTTGGTACCCGCCAAACACGACGAGCGTTGTTGAAATGATCGACGGCACGTCCATATTCTGCACTTAGATTGGAATATTCGTCGTCCAGTTGATTAAAATCTCTCGTAAACTTGGCTTCACGGTTCGACAGATGAGCGCGAAGCTCGAGCAGCTCGCGGTCGCGCGATTTGCTATGATGGCGCTGATTCTCCCACCAATCCTTCGCCTCTTTATACCCAGGGTCGTTCGTCAGCATCGTGCTCTTGATGTCCTGCAGATATGGCTTGCCCCACGGCAGCTGCGCCGCTCCGCCCCAC